TTTAATTTAAAGTTAGTAATTAATTGATTAATCCTCTAGCATATCCCAGAGGGCCTTTTTATTGGATTTGTGACCTCCACTTTCTGAATTTGATAATTCCTTTCTGTCAACTCTTTCAACAGCTTCTTTGATACCTCTTGCAGCTTGAGTTTGTTTCTTTCTCTCAATAGCACTAAAGTCAAAATCTGTTTTTAAAAGTTTAGCTAAAAGAACTATTTTGTCTTTGTCAGCCATAACTTTAAACAAGTCTGCTTGCATTTCACTTACAAATCTACCATCTTGTAATTCTACATTAGGTTCTGAGATATAAGTAGGAAGAACTGTTTTATCTTGTTTAGAGATTGGCAATCCACCCATTTCATTTAAGCTATTAATATGAGTAGTGATATTAGTCTTATACTCTCTAGCTTGTTTCTTTCTTAAGTCTGTATTCTCTTTTTGTCTTTGAACTTGTCCTGCAGTTTCAGCTTCTTGCTGTTCTACAATTCTATCAAAAGACTTTTTAGAAATATTACCTAACTTTCCACTTCCTTTTAAAAACTCTACTTGAGAGTCTATATATTCTTGATCATAACCTTGACTTTTTAAGTCCATTGTTATTGCAAGAACTTGAACATCTTCATTCTCCATATCACTATCCTTAGTGATACCTGAAGTTGCATGTTGAACCATTTTACCTAGCAACTCTCCTACATTTCCTCCTTTAGAGGCAAACTTAATCAAGTCTTTAATATCTTGAGGTAAGTCTTTTATTGTAGCTTCTACTTCTAGTTCTAAAGCTTTCTCCCAAGAATCTTCAATTAGATGTTCTGCTTCTTCTTCAGTAAGTTCTTTACCTTCTTCTAACTCATAATCTACAAGACCTTTTTCTTTTAAGAACTCAAGAGTCTGTTTATTATTTACATTAGTTACTGGTTCTTTTTTACTTGAAGGAGTTTTATCATCTTCTTCATCTTCAGTTTCTACTTTAACAGTAGTTTTTTCAAAAGACTTAAATTGATCATCAACTAATTCTTGTTCTTCTTGTTCTTCTTTTTCTTTTGCAAGAGTTTCTTCTGTTTTAACATCATCTTTAGATGCTATTTCAACTACATCTACTTCTAGATTAGTTTCTCCGAAGAAATCATGTTGCTGTGATGTATCTTCCCAGCCTGCAAATTGGTCAATGGTTTTCTCTGTTCCACTCATAATTGTGACAAATTTAAGTTTAATTATTTAATTAATTACATATTCAAAATGAAGTTATTACATTTAAACTGTAATAGCTTTATTTTATTTTCCTGCTCCCTTTTGAGCAATTTCTTTTGCTTTGAGTTTATTTTTCTCTTTATCATTCTGGATAGTATGATCTATCATTTTAGCCTCATTAGCTACTTGTGCTCTTTTTATTTCAGCATCAACCCCATGTTTAGCTACTTCAAGAACATCAGGTATGCCATCATTGTCTTGATCTTTATTAGGATCAAATCCCATAGATAACATTGCTTGTTTTTGAATCTCAGTTTTTCTTCTTTCTTCTTCTTTAAGAACAATCATATCAGCTTCATGTGACCACTGTTTTTCTTCATGTTCTAATTGTTTTTGTTGCATATCAGCTTTAGCTTTTTCTTGAGCTTGTGCATTAGCTTGATCTCTACTACTTCTAAGTTCTTCAGATACAAGTAAAGCTTCTTCAGCTTCTTGTATAGAATCCTGCTTAATAACTTTAAGAACATCAGACAATTCAATTTTTTGATTCTGCATAGCAGCATGTGCAAGTTGTTGAATAGTTTGCTTAATTTCTTCTGACATTGAAGAATCTTCCATAAACAAACCTAATGTACTTTCATCAAGTAAGTTAATATCCATCTGTAGCATTTCCATAGACATATCATCTAAGATATAAGAAATACTTTTCTTATCTGAATTAGCATAAGCTACTTTGGCAATGTCAAGTAATCCTTGAAGTACATTTCTTTTAATACAATTGTGTAAATCAAAGTAAGGTTCAAGCATGTGAGAAGTCTGAACTAAATTTTGTTGATTGTTACCAACTCTTTCAGATACAGAAGTCTGTCCCAATACAGGGTCAGTTATACCTACAGATTTACCACATTTTTGTTCTAGGTAATCAGCAAGTTGAATATACTTCTGAATATCAGAAGCTAAAGATAAATCTAAAGTCTTAGCAATAGTATTTACATCAGATTGATTCATTCCTTCTTCATCAGGATTGTACCACATAAAAGGAGTACTTTCAAAAAAGTGTTGCCACTTCTTAAGGTCAATTCCAGAGTCAGTAGGGATAGCATTGATGTTCATTAAGATTTTCTTACCTTTATCTGAAGCCAAGAGTAATTCTAATCTATACATTACAATGTTATAGTAATACTGATAAACTTTCATCCTATCCATTACTGAAGTAGGTTGAGAGTTTACATTATCATAAATAGCACCATAGTAAGGAAGATTGCATTTATAGATATTATCTATATCTTTAAATTGTCCTGGTACTGGTCTCATTTCTTTATAAATACTGGTACCAATTTTATACCCTTCATATACTTCAGGAATCCATTCCCATTTAATACTTATGTCTCCATTTTCTTTATCAAGTTTATATGTTTCATCAACCATAAACTTAGTTTGAAGAACCTCATCTTCATCCATGTAATCTAACCAACCTATTTTTCTAAGTCCTTTAAACACACAATGTAATACTCTAATTGCATTCTTATCTTCATAAGTAAGATATTCATCAAAATTAAATAAGTTGTCATGCACTCTTTGAGTAACATGATGGTTATAATTTCTCCAAAGAGTATCTATTTCTTTATCATCAAGATCAAAAGTTTGCACAATTTGTGAAGGATGCATTCTGTATTCAGCTGCTGCCCACTCTCCTTGTTCAATGTAATCAAGATCTGAAGCTTTATCACAAGAAAATCTAACAGGGTTTACAACTTTCATTGCAGGTTCTCCATTGATTATCCCTAACCAATAAACCTCATAAGCTGAGATTAAACCATGTTTCCAACCATTATTAAATTTCTTTCTAGCATCTAATTTCTTAATTAAGTAATTAAGAATCTGTTGTCCTTGGACTTCAGCAGGATCCCTATGGTCCCTTTTCATATATGCTCTAACTTTATCTGGAGTAGCTGCTTCAATATCTGCAGCCATTTTTTCTTGAAGTTGTTGTGTTTCTTGTTCAGTCAACTCTCTTCCTTTTAACTGAGCTTGATATTCTGCTTCTTTTTGTTGTTGAATAGGAGCCATTATAGAATTAACTACAAAGTCCGTAATCTTTTTAGTTTCTTCTTCTACTTTTCTATTTGAAGCTTCTTTGTTTGTTGCAATTACTCTATACCCAAAAGGTCTTTTCATCTCCATACCTATCAAAGCTTTTATTCTATAAGAACAAATATCTCTGTTAGCCATTTGAGCTGGCATCTCTCCTTGGTCAGCACCATAAGGACTAGACACATAAGCAAAGTCTGAAAGGTCTATGATGTTATTAAACAAGTCATAGTTTACCCTCATTCTTTTATACTCATTAACCCCTCCATATCCAATAGATAAAAAGTTGGCTTTAGTATCATACATGTCAATCTTCTCTCTGTACCAAAGGAATGTTTTATCTTCCTTTTCTCTTCTACTGAGTCTTTCAGTAGAATATGACTTGGGTTGTGTAACTGGTTGATTCATTTGCTTAAAGATAAGTAGTTACAAAAGTAATAATTATTTTAATGATTGTAGTGCATTTCTATTATTATTTTTCATATAGGCAGTATCCATCATAGCAAGAAGTTGTTTTGCTTTATCATTTCCTCTTGTTTTTGGTTGATATTCTTTACCATGTAAATCTTCTTGGTCTTGAAACATTACTTGCATAAATGCCATGACCCTATCAAAGTTTCCTTTTCTATTATAACTAATTAATTCTTCCAAGAGTCCAATAGAATAGATTTGATCTAAAGCTCTAATAGGCATTCCCTCATCATCAAAATCAAGTGTCTCTAGTAACCAAGATTTGATGTACTTTTCACCTGCATCTTTAAGTTGGTCAATCATGTGACAACCATATACTCTATTTACTTTAGAATTCTTCACATTCTTCTTTATAACCTCATCAGGTTGATAAGCTAAGTAATGTAATTGTTTTCTTCTTCTGAAGTAATCTTTAACATGGGTTACCTCATTCTCATGCATTATAGTGGTGTTGTACAATTCAGCAAATAATCTACAAATATAGTTTACATCATCAGCTTCCCCAGGTCTACCTACATATTCAGCAACAATTATTCTCTTAGTCCTGTCTCCTATAATGACACTCTTATACACATAAACAGCAGCAAGGGAAGTACCTTTATCCTGTCTGTAAGGGTCATAGCCTATCTTGTAAGCTCCTCTCATTGGAACTTCAGCAGGATATTCATAGATAACAGGACATCCTTCTAAAGAAGTATTATCAGGTTTTTGTCTGTAGATTACATTAGCACTACCATCAAGTATAGGTTCTGCTTTAACTTTCTTAGAGTCATAGTCATAGAACAGTTTAACAGGTGTCCCCATAATCATGTGGAGATTCTTTGCTTTCACTATTTCTAATTGTCTCTTTAGTTCAAGTACAGGAAAGTTATTTACACTGACCATACCAAAGGCTTCAAATGGGCCCAAAGGTTTCTCCTGCATTCTTTTCTGAATATCAGCAGATGTAGCACCATTATCTAATAAGATTTTTCTATTAGCAAGTTCTACTTGTTTAGCTCCTTCTCTATCAGAGTTACCTTGTTCATCATAGTAACCCTCCATATTCCAGGTAATAGGGTGGAAGAATCCACACTTCATATCCTCAGAATCTTCATCCCAAATATTTTGAAAAGGTAACATACCAAATCTTAAAGGACTAGAGTGCATTTCAGAATAATCTGCAGTACCTCCTTCCATATCTCCTGATGTACCAAATACAGTAATCATACCTGTTTTAATATCCCCTGCCATAACACAATCCTGAGTAGCAGCATAAGAACTCTTAAGTAATCCAGGTGTACCAAAGGCTCCTGACTCTTCAAAGATTACATCTCTAGCATCTTTACCCCTGGCAGCATCTGCATTATCCTTAAAAGTAAGTGCCATTATCTCAGACATAAACCCAGTCTCAACCTTTACACCATTTCTGTATTCAATAGTAGAAGCTTTAACGTGGTCCATTTTATCTACAACATCCTTAGGATATACCCAAGCTGTATTGGCATTAATAAAGTTGAGGTAATTAGAAGCCATTGTATAGATACCTTTAGGATAAAGGAATTTCTTTTCATAAGCAGCAAATATAGTAAGAGCTCTAGGATAACATAAATAATTCTTAACAGCAATAGCTGCATTCTTATATGAGTATCCCTTTCTTCTAGACTTACCTACAATAAGATTGTATCCTCCTGTTAGGTAATCTGCTTCTATTTTAACTTCAAGTTGAAGTCCTTTAAATAACTCTTCTAAAGCTTTCTTCTGTGCTTCAGCTTCAGGTAATGTTTTAGCATGTATTCTACAAGTTTCTTCAAACTCTGTTTGAAATCCTAAACCATCTACTATACCATTGAAGGCAATTTCTCTTGCCC